GTACGGCGCTATTGCACGGGTGGAGTTGCAAGTCGATACTACTTTCGCCCAGCTTGATGGCAACGCAGAGCAGCTGTTAATGCTCCCCGCCGGTACGAACCTCCTCCCTGTCATGTCGCAAGAGTCGAAGGTGGAAGTGAAAGTGCAGGTGATGGAATGAAGCGCGAGAAGCTACCGACGAAGCACACGCAGCTTGATCAAATCAAGCGGGCTGAATATATGCGTGGCTGGCATGATGCAGAGGCCTCGTTACTCGCAGAACAAAAGAAAACTAACGCGGGCTTTACTCGCCAGCAACTTCAAACGCGCATGGATGCGTTGAAGGCAGCAACTCAGCTTGCCTCCGCGCTTGGGCAGTCAATAGGAGAGCTTAGCCGAGCAATGTGTTCAGAGGGAGGGCAATTATGAGAACGCCGCCGACAGGATATGCCAGCACTGCGGTCTGGGCAGCATTTGACGCACTTGCAACTACACGGTTTTTGAACGACAAAGACGGCCAAATGAGTTACGATGATCCTTGGGAACCGTATTGGGAGTTCTTCCGCGACGGATACTCCGCCGGCCTGAAGGAGCAGGATGTATGAAACACACTATAGCCTGTTCAAGCGGTTACCTTCTTCATCTAACGGAAGAGCAAATGATTCGTTATAAGGCAGCAGAACGAGCTTTAATGATACAGTTTTATCTCGAAGAGCGAGCTGCAAACGGAATCTGGGCATCAAATCAAGGCAAGTATGTAAAGAATAGAAAGCAGTTACAGCGCTTTGACGGACGTTTCATGGAAGACCTCGTAAAGGACTTTGTATGAACCACCTCCGAGTCCGCCGTCCTTACGACGAGTCCTCCGACTTCACCCTCGTCACCTTTGACGGCGAGGAAGAGGACACCCTTCAAGCCATCCTCCTCGCCACTCTCGGGCGGCAAGATTGGGAGATGGAGCAATTCCTCGACGGCGAGTGGGAACCGATGGAGGTGGAAGAATGAATGTAGCTCAGGTAATAGAAGCCTTAATACAGTTTCCCCCAGAAACTCCTGTTATTTTTTGGAGCGAGGGTTGTTGGGCTCCTGTAAATACAGTAGAACAAGATGAACACAGACAGGCAGCTATAAACCTGTCCGACAAGGATGCATGAGGTGAGCCGCACTCCCCGCATCATTCCCTCGGTAAAGCTGAACACCGCCCTACCGCTGGATGCGCTCACCAAGCTCAACGCACACCTCTACTCCGAACTGGAAGGCAAGGTTCCCTTCGGCTCTCACCAACGTTTCTTCGTCGAGCGCATTAACGCTTTCTTCGCTGACAAGCATCTCGACCTCGCTCCCTACGTAACGGGGGCAGAGTCGGGATCGCTCGTTGTGAGTGGCTCCCCTGAGGTTATTGCAATTCTTGAAAGGCTCTTGCATCATGTCTAATCCCGTCCCCCTTGAGTTACAAGCCAAGATCGCATCATGGCGCCTTCGTGCCGCCGATGGCACCCTCACCTTAGAGGAGATGCGAGAGGCAATCCTCCATCTTCGTGCCGGTCGCGTCTCCGCACAAGCCGCCTCCGCGACTGCAAAGCGCAAGAAGGCTATTGCCGAGATACCGAAGGCGGCGGACTTGCTGGATGAACTGGAGGGCTTGTCATGATGCAAGACGAAATAGCATCTGCTTTTAGAGCACAGGAATTACAGCGAAGAGCTGGCCGCAAGCAGCGGTTAATGAACGAGCTTGCGCTTGACAACGAACAGTTAACAGAACAGGATAGGGCAGCCGACTTAGAAGCAAAACGGCGGTTAAAAGAATCCGCTTTACGACTGGAAAAAGAAATATCGCCGAGCTACTGGAAGCGTTTGTGGGCAGCGCTTTTGGGAAGATGAGGTGCCCGCCCTTATTGTAGTTGTAGTCTTAGTCCTCCTGATACTTTGGGAGACCCTTAGTAAGAAATGAGACAGAAAGAGAGGCTCGTTGTGGAAACAAAAGCAATTATCCAAGCAGACTGGGACACCTATGATAAGAAGTATGAGTACAAGGTGCGCCCATACCTAAGCAGTGATTCAATCCTGATCGAAGAACGCATCTTGCACTTCGAGTCGCCGACGGAAAAGGTTCTCCGCTTGCAGACTTACAAGCAGCTCCTTGCAAAGAAAAACAAGGTGCTTGCTGATGCGCAAGTAGAGGCGAACGAGATTCAAGAGCAAGCGAACGAGCTGCTTGCGCTGGAAGATCACAGCCAACAACAAGGAGTTGATGATGATATTCCTTTCTAGGCCGCCCTTCCCCACTGTCCTCGACAGTACAATCCTCGCCGCCTTCCGCTCCTGTCCCCGAAAGGCCTACCTTGAATTCATGGAACACTGGAAGCTCCTTAACCAAAGTGTCCACCTTCACGCAGGAGCCGCTTATGCCGCCGGACTTGAAGCCGCCCGCACCGCTTATTACGTCGGGGGTCATGACGCTGAACAATCAGTCGCTATGGGATTACAGAGACTGCTGGCTGCTTACGGGGACTTTCAGTGTCCAGCTGACTCGGCTAAATCCCTTGAGCGCACGGCGGGCGCGCTTGAATTCTACTTCGCTAATTACCCTCTCGGGGAGGACAAGGCGACTCCAATGGAGCTGCCAGGCGGGAAACGGGGAATCGAGTTCTCCTTCCTCGAGCCTCTCGATATAAAGCACCCTGAGACAGGTGATCCAATCTTATACAGTGGCCGTATGGACATGATGGTTGACTATGAAGGGATGCATCTTGGAGAAGACGATAAAACTGCGAGTCAGCTGGGAGCGTCTTGGCCCAGACAGTGGGACTTACGGAGCCAGTTCACAGGTTACGTATGGGGAGCTTCTAAAGCTGCTATCAAGCTTGATGGTTTCCTCGTCCGTGGTGTCAGTATCCTTAAGACTAAGTATGACACCCTCCAGGCGATTACGTATCGTCCTGACTGGATGATCGAGCGCTGGTATACGCAGCTCCTCCGCGACGCCAAGCGCATGATCGCGGCGTGGGAGGAAGGGTACTACGACTACAATCTCGACCACGCTTGTGCAGAGTATGGCGGCTGCCCCTTCCGCGGAGTGTGCCAAATGAGGGAACCGGAGATGCTGCTGGCGCAACAGTTTGAACGTAGGAAATGGGATCCAGTGGCGAGAACGGAGACTGTGCTATGAAAACTACATCGAAAGCGCGGCAGGCTGTGTTCGAGGCGGCGATGAAGTGGGCGAAATCGTATGCCAAAGGTTTCAGCGATAAACACGCTGACAATGTTTGCAAACTACGTGCAGCCTGTGCCGCCGCTAAGAAGGCGGGGAAAGGGGTGGGGAAATGAATGATAAGTATTTTTCCGGAGGACTGATTACTTATTTGCTGATAGCAATACTCACGTTTGGATACTCTTACAACGCAGGATATGAGTCTCCAAGAAACACATTTGTGACCGCAGAAGAAACCAATGGGGCGCGAGCGATGATGTCTGCAATGCTGTGGCCGCTTTATTGGAGTCTGCAAGCGTTTAAATCAATACGACCAGAGGTAAAGCCATGACCCAAGCCAGCGCGACGCCGAGGACGGATGCCCTGATTGATAAACTTCAATCCAATAAAGGCCATGACGATTTTTACACCGCTTCTCTAGCGGAATTTACTGATTTCTCTCGCCAACTCGAAACCGCCCTCACCGCCGCCGAGGAGAAGATCGCGGGGCTGGAGGATCGCATTAAGTATCACGAATCAGAACGTGAAAACTTAATACTGGCCGCAAATAACAATCTTGAACGCGCCGACCGCTTGCGGGCCGAACTGTCGAAGTATGAGAGCGCGGGGATGCCGAAGGAAGCGAGACCGCTTGAATTTCACAGCGCTGGCTATTTTCACCCTGACGCGGTTGTGTGCAGCGCCAAAGTAGCCGAAGCGTTGATGCGCGATTACGACGCCCTCCGCCAGTTCGCCGCAAAGACGGCGGTGGATGCGGAGAGGTATAGATACGCTAGGGATAATTTGTTCATTGGCTATGTCTATCAAGATGAAGTTACGCCAATGGATGATGAACAAATCGACGCCGCGCGATCCGCGCAGAAAGTAGGGTGATATGTCTGCCCTCGTCCTGATGTTCCTAGTCAGCGGTATCTGGCAGGAAGTTCCCGTTGTGATGCCGCTTGAACAGTGCCACGCGATTCTCTACGTCCGGGCAAAGTCGCCAGCGGTCAACAGTCCAAACGTGCAGATGTATTGCAGACAGGGAGGGTGATATGAAAACTGTGAGCGTGCCGGAAGCCATGCTTAAGTTTATACGGCAACATCTTGTTCACTACGGACGAGCGGAATTTTCAGTCCGTGATATAGACAACTTGCTCTCCGCCGCGCCGGTCGCGCAGGGGGAACAGAGCGTAGGCGCAGAAGTGTCTGCGATGGAGTCCGCATTGTGGCAACTGATCAAACTGAAGGACATTAAAGAGCAGATGGAAAAGGGGAAAGCATCCGACTATCTGCACGGTGTTTATAACGCAGAAAAAGAGGCGTCATGGCAGCGTGCGCGCGAGGCCGCAATTAAGTATACGGAGAAAGTTTCCGCCCTCACGCACCCGCAGCAGCCAGCCGAAGAAACCGCAGCGCATTTTGATGGACGGCATATTACTAGGTCGGATTCGCAGGAGTCACCAGCCGTCGGGCGCCGGAAGAAAGGAAAGTGACATGAGCGTTGAGAGTGTTGTTGAGTTTTACGATGGAGACAGTATCGTTAGCCGCGTTAACTCAACGATGGTTCCGACTGTAGGCAGCAAAATCAGTATTCGGAAAGAAGTCTGGACGGTTGTAAACGTTACCTACGCGCTGGACTACGCAGACAAAGTTTTCGAGAGACAAATGCGCGCAAACGTATCTTTGGAGAAAGTGACATGAGCGAATCGAACGAACTGCTGCCGTGCCCGTTTTGCGGAGGGAAAGATTTGTCGCCGTCGTATTCCGGCCAACCGTCAACAGAGTGGCATCTGATTTGCCGAACGTGTGGCGCTAGCGGCCCGCTGCACTACGACGCATCACCCGCTGGTGGCAAAGGGCCAAACGGTAGTCTAGCCGAAACGTGGAACCGGCGCGGCGGAGCGCCGGTCGCGCAGGGGGAACATGAAGAAACTTTGCGAATAACCGAATTGTTGCGCGACGAGGAATGGCACGAAATGTCACACGACGAGCAAGATGCGCGGCGCAGGGAAGCGGCCCACTTTATCGAGTCATGTCATAGCGCAAATGTTTTACTGCTTAAAGGCAAAGCCGCCCTCGCGCAGCCGCAGCAGACGGCCAAAGAAACCGCAGCACGCACTCCCCCTGCAAGCCCACAGTTTGACACTGCGCGAGATCCTCACAAGGGCGGCGCTACACTCGCCGGAAACAAGCGCACCGAGGAAGATAGTGTCAAGCCATCATCGCGAGTAGAACAGTGCGTTGCTGCGGCCACGACTTTGAGCGCGGAGGAGATTGATGACTTATGCAAACGCATTTGGTCTTTAGAGGAATACGGCGGACAGGAGTTAGATCAACTCTGCGCCCTTGCCAAGCGCGGACTCGGCGCGGAGCCGGTGATGACGATTGAGGTAATCAACGACAAAGGCGGCGTTAAGTTTGATTTGCCCGACTTGCCAATCGGTAAATATGAACTCTACGCGAAGGAGCCGACGAAATGACGACCGAGTTGCCGCTTCCTCCGGCAAATCAATCAATGGTCATGCTGGAGAAGTTTGAATATGACGCCCTGCAAGCCGAGGTCAAGGCGCTGCGCGATGATGCTTTGAGGTATCGCTGGTTGAAAGCCAATCATTTGCAGACAAGTCCTGATTCGTGGATACGAACTGGCGATGATCTTGACGACGCAACCGAGGAAGCCCTGCAACGCGCGGGCGGGAAGGAGGGATCATGAGTATACCTAGCCAACGAACGATTAGACGGCGCTTGAAAGAATTGCGGGAATTGATAGACACCAGCAAAGACCCCGCCGAGCAAAGAATTGCTTACGGCATGGAAACGGTTATCCGGTGGGCGACAGAAGATACTGTCGGTTGGGATACGCCGGTTGTTTTGGCGAAAGACCTTGCAGCCATTCTTCATAGGGAGTTGGAGCCATGACCGCCCCTCGCGTCGAGCTATCCCCTGCTGCGGAGAAACGTATCGCGGAGATTGCCGTGGCTGCGTTTAATGGGGAGGATTTGCGAGTTTCCCCAATCAAGCTAATTGAAAACGCCATCCACGCCGCCCTCCGTGATCCCGAAATCCTCGCGGCAATTTGGCCGATGGAGCCGATACCAGAAGCGATTACTGCCGGCGGGGAGGCGTTCATGCAAGCCAAGGATAGTACTGCAACTACAGAATGGACGGATGCACGTAACATTTACAAAGCCATGCGCCGCGCACACTTGGGGGATGTATGAGCGATACGCCGATAAGCGATACGTTGTCCGCCATATCACGTGGCCGAGATATTGAACGGCGCGATTATTATGCCGCACTTGATCTATGCCGAGAATTGGAGAGAAAACTCTCGACCATCCGCGCAAGCGTGATCGAGGATGCTTGGCCTGACGAACCGCCGCGCGAGTGGCTGGTAGCAATGGCGGACAATCCACTGATATTGGCCGCAAGTGACGAAGAGTTTTACAGGAAGGTTTACGCAGATTTGCAATTAGTAGCCATCCGCGCGCTCGGCCAGAAGGGGTGAGCATGGACAAGCATCAGATAGCGTCTAAGCTTGCTCTCCTTGTTAAGTCTCTTAAGAAGGCTAAGCTATACAGCACGCGCCAAGTGGAAAAGAAACTCTTTCGCTCCCGCGCGGATGCAAGTAACATTCTGTATTTCTACAACCTGACTAATAAGATGAAATTCAAGGTGATAGAAGCGCAAAAGCTATCAACCCATTACTTATTCTTACGGGTAGAATGAATACGACTTACTTGTTAAAGGGCAGTCTCCTCGCCGCCGGTCAAGTCGCCGACTCCTTCGGCGTAGACAGCATAGCATACTTTTGCCCTACTTGCGGCGACATTTGGGCGCGCATCATCGCTTCTAACAGATGGCACATCCTAACAGTTTGTTGCGTTGAGCACACTCCCGCCGGCGTCGAGGAATGGGGAGCAATCCCAGGGAGCCTGTTGAACGTAATGAGCAGCAAGGAGTTCGTAGGACGGTGGGCATGGGCATCTTGTATAGAGTTCTTGCCGCCGGAAGCACTAGGACGAGAGTTAGAAATCCACATCAACTACACCGAAAGGAAATATCATGAGTCAGAAAGCGAAGTTCTCCCTCACAGTGATTCACGAACTGAACAACAGCGGGCAGCATAGGATTGTGACAGTCGGATCAGACGGCACGAACTCCGCCGGCGAGTGGTTCTCCACCACAGAGCTGGCGACGCACCTTGACTTGTGGGTGTCGGCTGATCCGAGCAAGGGCCTGCCCGAAGTGTTCAAAGTGCGTGACACCGCTTACCAAGTGCTGTCATGAGTAGCACCATAGAGACCGCCGCCGTGCAGATGGGCTTAAAGGTGGCGGCCGACACTCGCCCCCTTGTCGGGCCGAAGATCCTCCTCATGGGGCCAAGTGGCACCGGAAAGACCTACGCTATCGGCACCCTGACCGAGTGGGCAAAGACGAACGGCAAGGAAGTATTCGTCCTCTTCACCGAGAACGGACTCGAGACGCTCCTTGGGTTCTGGCGGGATAAGGATCTACCCGTTCCCGACTGCCTCCACTGGCACCAGCAGCTCACCGTCTCGCTGTCCCTCACGTCGCTGATCGAGGGCGCAGATAAAGTAGGCAAATACACCTACAAGATGCTCACCGAGATGCAGGACGTTAATCGCGGAGGGGATAGTAACTCTTTCTGGAAGATCCTTACCTCGTGTAAGGATTTCAAGGACGACCGCACCGGCAAGGCGTTCGGCGCGGTGGATAGCTTTGGGGCGGACAGGATCTTTGTGATTGACTCCCTCTCCGAGCTGAGCACGGCGGCGATGAAGATGCAAGTCGGCAACAAGCCAATGGCGGCTCCACAGGACTATGGTGTGGCGCAACAGTACATCATTAGCTTCCTTCGCCTACTAACGCAGGGAACAAACTGCACCTTCGCCATTACTGCGCACGTGGATAGAATCCTTGATCCCGTTTCCCAGACGACGAAGATCATGGTGAAGTCGGCAGGGAAGGCGCTAGCGGACGAGATACCGCAGCTCTTCTCCGATGTGATCTACACCGTCCGCGAAGCAGACAAGTTCTATTGGGACACAGCCGCCTTTGGCGTGGATTCGAAGACACGCTCCCTTGGATACAGATCAAAGATCGAGCCGAACTTTGCGCTGATTATGGATCTGTGGAAGAAGCGAGCGGCGACGTGAGAGTAAGAGAATTACTAGAAGCTCTAAAGGACGTTCCGCCAGAATACTTCGTGCAGATTGGTGACGTTGAGCATCAGCTAACTTACGAAGTCGACACAGCACTTAACCTTGGCTCTCAGTACGAAAGCTTTCTGCTACGCAGCAGACGAGTTGAAAAACGAAGGCGTGAACGGCGTCAACCAATGAAATGACCTGATTGCACGGCAGGACTTCCGTGCTACAACCCTAGCAAAGGAGCACCAAGATGAGCAGCGTATTTGATCCACAAGCATTTCTGGAAGCACAAACGAGTGAGGTGAATGAGAAGCGCGCCACTATTCCCGTGGACAATCCCGATGATCCGCAAGGCCTTTACACAGCGGTGATCGGCGAGATCAAGCCGGCGAGTGGCACCATCGGCAAGGGCGAGCGGGCTGGCCAACCGTGGCTGCAAATGGTTGTGCCCCTCAAGCTTCAACTCCCTCCCTCTGTCCAAGCGCTTGGCCTCTCTTCAGAGTTCCAAGTCACCGACCGGCCGATGCTTGACCTGACGCCGCAGGGTGGACTGGACAATTCGAAGGGCAAGAACAATGCCCAGCGGATCTATCGCGAGGCGGCGGATCTGAACAAGCCTGGGGAAGTGTTCAGCTGGCGCATGCTGACTGGCAAGGTGGTGAAGGTGAAGCTAGCACACGAGCTGTACAACGGGAACATTGTGGAGAAAGTCTCCGCGGTCTTCAAAGCGTAACTTCGCTGCACCTTGGGAAGGGGAGCTTCGGCTTCCTTTCCTTTTTCCCTCACTTAGGAGACCCTCATGCAAGATCTGATTGAACGCAACTACCCTATCTCAGCTGAAGCTGCGTGCAAAGCTCGCCGCCTTGATATTACAATCCAAGAAAATATTGACGAACAAATATCCAACCTAGAAGCACGGGTTAAAGAGCTAAAAGAAACTCGCGAACGTCTTGCTTCTACAGGACTACTTGCAGCAAGGATTGAAGACCTTCGTAAAGCAATGCAATACTAACACTGGAGCGCCACGTGAACCTCATTGAAATAAGTGAAATCGTAGTCCTCCCTAACCGCCAGCGGCGCACCTTCGCCGCCGACAAGCTCCAGGAATTCTCCGACGGCATCGCAAAGCGCGGCCTCCTCCACCCCATTATCCTCCGCATCAAGGACGGCAAGTACACCCTCGTTGCGGGAGAGAGGCGTCTCCGCGCCATCACCGACCTAGCGGATCTCGGCCAGACCTACCGCCATGACGGGAAGGAGATCGAGGCAGGATTCATTCCTTATACCCTATTCGACGACCTCGATCCCATCGCGGCGGAAGAGGCGGAACTCGAGGAGAACATACATCGTGAAGATCTATCTTGGCAGGAAAGGGCAGCAGCTCATTCTCGGCTTCACTCCCTTCGGGTGCGCCAGGCTGAAGATCGAGGGGAGCGTAAGCATACCGTCGCAGATACTGCGATTGAAGTCCGAGGTTCCTCTGACGGGATCAATCAGGAAACAACGCGACGGGAGTTACTCGTTGCGGCTCACCTTGACAAGCCCGAAGTCGCGGCGGCAAAGAACGTCGATGAAGCGTTCAAGTTCCTCCGCCGTGCCGAGGAGTCGCAGCGCAACAGGAATCTCGGAGAGAGGGTGG